GGGTGTGTTACCAGATCCACTAAAACCACTAGATACTCCAAGAGCACAATTCGTAATGCCACGAGCATTAGGCGAGTTTGACTTCGGACCTAAACCAGTACTAGGAGCAATGGCTGATCCATCTGCTGCTGCTGGAAGAGTATGGGGTAGTACAATTTCAGGCATTGCCGGCTCAGTAGGAGGTGCATTAAATTCCGCAGCCGCAGCAGGCGTATTTAAATAACTATGTCAAAAAACAGATACAAGCGGCACTCACGTGGTGGCCGCTTCCAACAACAAGGTCAAAACATATTTACGGAAGTAGATAAGATTAGACAACAACGTCAAATAGAAATTGACGGAATAAAACAACAGGCACTCCAACAACAAGAAATTAACAAACAGCAGATTTCTGGAATGTCTGACGTTGCTCGATCTGAACAGCAGAATAGACAGATTTTACAAGATCTAGAAAATAAAATCTATAACAACAAACGTCGAGCTATAGACCTACGTGGTCGAAGAGAAGTAGAAAACTTAGAAGGTCAAGCTAAAGAGTTAGGATTACAGTCTGAGTTTTGGCAAGATTTTGCTACTACACATTCTAAGAATTTAGGACAACTTGCTGGAAGTATTACAAACTATGCTCAGTACAGAGCTGCTATGAATGCTTATGCTAAGTTAGACCCATCTCAAAAGAAAGATTTAGAAGATACTTACAAAAATATTTACGGAGTTGTAGAAAAACAAGGTCATGATAATGCACTTCAGATTTCACATACTCATAATGTACCCACTCAAGAAGATCTTAATTTAGCTAAGTTAAGTATTGAAAAAACTGCTGGCGGATTTGCTAATAATCGTCACTTTTGGAGATTAATTGTAGCGGATATTAAAGCTAATAAAGATTATCATATGAACTTTGTCAGGACAAACTCTCTTGATAAAGATGGTAATAATATGTATAACTCTAAACAGGCTCCTCAATTATTAATGAATCACATTAGTATATTAGCTTACGAAAATGGCATTCCTTTAGGTAGTGCAGAGTATAACGAGCTAGTATCTCTAATGAAGCAGGCAATTCCAGCCGAAGTTAAACGATTAAAAGAACAAGAGCAATACCAAGCTGATGATATAAAACGAACTAACTATATTAAATCAACAGATGGCTGGCTAGAAGATTATAGAAGTGGTAAACTATCCGAAGAAGAGTGGAATGATTGGATTGAAGCTATGCACTGGTTTAACAATGGGTCAACTCAAAAGTTTACTGAAGGTAATAATAAAACAGTTTATGCGGACTTATCTTCTCGTACTGATCTAACTAAAAAAGATAGACTTGGTTTAACTCTTAATTGGTTATCAGAAAATGTTGACTTTCAAGATTATACTGAAGCTAGAGAAAGATTAAATATTCCTGTCAGAGATAATACTGGTAAAATTGTATTAAATAAAAAGGGTGAACCAGCTGAACGTGTATTAGATAAACATAAACAGTTAGATGATCTTATTAAAGAAACTATAACTAATAAAACTAAAAAGAAAAGAGAACAAAATACTTTAATATTAGCTGGAGAAAGAATAAGGATAGTAGAAGATATTGAAAAAGAAATTTTAGATGATTGGAAGAAGAATAAAAACTATGATGCAACTCTATGGAATGAGGATTGGTTAAAACAAAAGTTTAAAAAAATTGATTCTCATAGTTTTAATCAAACTGCTGAACAAGCTAGATTTTATGATTTGGTTGGATTCCCGACTAAGAGTCAAATATCTTCGGATGACTTTGCTAAACTTAGAAGTGAGTTTCGCTCAGGCGATATTAATGGTGCTTTAAATACAATATACAAGCTAAAGACAATACCAGCAAACTTCGTAGGTATTCATGAATCGATTGATGCTATAAAAGATTTAAAATTTGAAGATTTTAACAAAACTCTTACTGAT